ACAATATGAGTCCTGAAACTATTGTTCCTGGATTTAAATATGATGTAGGTGTAGATGACTTATTAGATAGATATAAATTAGATAAACTAAAAGAAAAGAACTATGCCATGTCAGCAAATGGTGTATGTTTCAAGCGAGAACAAAAAGGTTTATTTCCTGAGATTGTACAAAAGTTCTTCGATGATAGACTTAGGTACAAAAAACTTATGCAGGAATCACAAAAGAAATATCAAGAAACAGGTGCTAAGGTATATCAGAATGAGATTAGTAAATACAACAACTTCCAGATGGCGAGGAAGATTCAATTAAACAGTTTATATGGGGCCCTGGCAAATCAATACTTTAGATTCTATGATGATAGGATTGCAGAAGGTATTACAATGACAGGACAATTAATAATCCGAGATACTGCTAAGGCTCTCGACAAATTTATGAATAAGGTGTGCGGAACAGATGATAAAGTATATTCTTTTTATAGTGATACTGATAGTTGCTATGTTACCATGTCCGGTCTCGTAGAAAACTTTTTCTCAGACAAAAGTAAGGACAAGGTACTCGACTTAATAGATAAAATAGGTACAGAAAAAATAGAGCCTGCCATAGATAACTCTATGGTTAAACTTGCTAATTATACAAATGCCTTCGAGAAAAAGATAGAATTTAAACGTGAGGTTATTGCAGACAAAGGTGTATGGGTTGCTAAGAAACGTTATGCCTTGAATGTATTAGATGACGAAGGACTACGTCTTACAAAACCTAAACTAAAGGTTATGGGTTTAGAAATAGTTAGGTCATCTACTCCTGGTTCTATTAGGGAGGCCCTACGTGAGGCGGTTAGATTAGTATTAACAAGTGATGAGGAGAACTTACAGAAATATATAGAAGACGTTAAGAAAAGTTTCAATGAGATGTCCCCTGAGGATATAGCATTTCCTAGAGGTTGTAATAACCTAGTGAAGTATGATTCAGAAAATGATATCTATATGAAAGGTACGCCTATCCATGTTAGGGGCTCTTTATTATATAATCATCAGATTAACAAATTAGATTTGACTCACAAATATGAACGTATTCAAGATGGCGATAAGATTAAATTTTTATATCTTAAGGAACCTAATTCAATTGGTGAAAACACGATTGCTTTTGTAACCAAACTTCCTAAAGAATTTAATCTAAAACAATATATAGACTACGAAACAATTTTTACAAAGGCATTTTTAGATCCTTTAGAAAACATTATTGACCCGCTTGGTTGGCACACAGAGCCACAAGCAACATTGGAGGACTTATTTTCATGAGACACGGAAAAAACTCTGCATACGGCAGAAAAGAAAGGCGTGAACGAGCATTAGAACGTTTACAAAAAACTAAATTCACAGCTAAACTTATAAAAGGAAAAGAAAGGAATGAAAAGAGCTGGCAGAAGAAAAAAGAAGACCAAATTAAAATTCTTGAAGCAAGAATTAGAGGTTCAAGCTAATAAATTAAGGTTTGAAAACAAACGGATAAAAGATCAAGAGAAAGAGATACAAAAACAATGGAAGGAAATAGAAGAAAGGTTGCTATAGTAGGATACGGATACTGTGGACAAGCTACAGAATTATTTCTTAAAAATTTAAGAGACAAACCAGAAATTTTGATACATGACCCAGATAAAGGTCATGAAATCAAATCTTGGTCGGGCCTAGAGTATGCATTTATTTGTGTACCTACACCTGAAGTTGACGGCAAATTGGAGGTAGGTATTATAAACACCGTTCTCAAAAATTTACCTGCATCGACCCAAGCTGTCATCAGGAGTACAATAGGTCCCGACCAAGCCCTTACATATTATGAACATGAATATCCTATGCCTATTATTATGCCTGAATTTATTAGGGAGAAACATTGGAAAGAGGATGTCGTAGATAATGATATAGTAATAGGTATTTCCAATAATAGTAGAGAACATAATAATTTTATTAATTGGATTGCTAACTCTATTACAGAAAAAAGAATTTATGTTGTAAGCCCTATGACAGCAGCAATGATTAAAGTAGGAAGAAATTCAGCATTGGCAATGAAAGTAGCATTAGCAAATGATTTTTATGATATTTGTAAAAACACAGGAGCTGATTATGATGACGTTGCTAATTTTTTACAACACGATAAGGATTTAGGAGCTTCGCATTGGCGAGTACCTGGACATGATAATGAATATGGTTTTGGTGGTTCTTGTTTACCAAAGGACTTGACTCACACTTCTAATATATGTTATCATACAAATAATATTATGAATACAGCTGTGAAGGCTAATAAAGTTAGGAGAAATAATGAATAGTTTGATAGAGAAAATTAAAAAGAATAGTACAATTCGAGAAACGGCAGTATTGTCTGATTCCAAGTTTTTTAATGATAAAGACTTGATACAGACATCTGTTCCTGCCGTGAATGTCGCATTGAGTGGTAAGTTAGATGGAGGACTTACTCCAGGACTTACAGTATTTGCTGGTCCTAGTAAACATTTTAAAACAGCATTTGCTATGTTATTGGCAAAAGCATTTCAAGATAAGTATGAGGATGGAGTAATTTTATTTTATGATAGTGAGTTTGGTGCTCCTCAATCCTACTTTGAAACGTTTAGTATTGATACTGAAAGAGTAGTTCATGTTCCTATTGCAGACATAGAACAATTAAAACATGACGTAATGCAGCAGTTGAATCAGTTTGAACGTGGTGATAATGTTATGGTTATTGTAGATAGTGTGGGTAATTTGGCAAGTAAAAAAGAAGTAGAAGATGCACTTGAAGGTAAAAGTGTAGCAGATATGACAAGGGCGAAACAAATGAAGTCTTTGTTTAGAATGATTACTCCTCATCTAACAATTAAAGACATTCCTGCTATTGTAGTTAATCACACATATAAAGAAATAGGATTGTTTCCTAAAGACATAGTTAGTGGTGGAACAGGCATTTATTATTCAGCAGATAATATTTTTATTATAGGACGTAGACAACAGAAACAAGGTACTGATGTTACAGGTTATGAATTTATTATTAATGTTGAAAAGTCTAGGTTTGTTAAAGAAAAGTCTAAGATTCCTGTAGAAGTATCCTGGGAAGCAGGCATTAGTAAATGGTCAGGATTACTAGACATGGCATTAGAGTCTGGACACGTTATAAAACCTAGCAATGGTTGGTATCAGAAACAAGATCCTACAACAGGTGAAGTGTTGCCAGAAGCTAAGGTAAGAGCTAAAGACACTTACAAAAAAGAGTTCTGGTTGCCTATATTGAAAGATGAAAACTTTTTAGACTATGTTAAAAATAAATATCAGATAGGTAACGCAGAAATAATGGGCGAGGAAATTTCAGAAACTGATGTGGAAGAAGAATACGACAAAGTGTGATAGATGTAATTGCACAATAAACAAAAAGAAAGACAAAGCATATTGTTTTCATAATGAAGATGGCACAGAAGTTTATATTTGTATTCCTTGTGTAAAAGAAGTCTATAATGACTATGTTAAATATAATGGCGATGGAGATCTATTAGGTGATGCACCGGATTGAAAAAATAATATTAGAAAATTTACTTAAGAATGATGATTACATTCGTAAGGTAGTTCCTTTTCTAAAAGAAGAATATTTCTTTGATAGTCCAGATAAAAAAGTATTTGGAGCTATGAAAGCATTTGTTGAAAAATACAATAATACTCCTACAAAACAAGCTCTAAAAATTGCCTTAGATGATGACAAGACTCTTAATGAAGAGACGCATAAACAATGTATGGAAATTATAGATACGTTGAATGGTAATGATGTAGACTATCAATGGTTATTAGATGAAACAGAAAAGTTCTGTAAAGATAAGGCAATATATCTCGGTATCATGGAAAGTATTCAGATTATTGATGGTAAGAAAAAAGACACAGGTCCTGATGCCTTGCCTAGTTTATTACAAGAAGCTTTAGCTGTAGGTTTTGATACTAACGTAGGACATGATTTTATTGAAGATGCTGAAAAACGATATGAATATTATCATAGACTAGAGGAAAAAGTAGAGTTTGATTTAGAATTATTTAATAGAATAACTGAAGGCGGACTATCTAACAAAACATTGAATATAGCATTAGCAGGCACAGGTGTAGGTAAATCCTTGTTTATGTGTCATATGGCAAGCGCTAACATAGCAAGAAACAAAAATGTCCTATACATTACATTAGAAATGTCAGAAGAAAGAATAGCAGAACGTATTGATGCTAATCTAATGAATATTCCTATTATGGAATTGAAAGATTTGTCTAAGGCAATGTATGATGAAAGGATAGAAAAACTTAATAAGAAGATGGAAGGTAGGTTAATTGTAAAAGAATATCCTACAGCATCAGCACACGCAGGACATTTTAAAGCATTACTGAATGAATTGAAACTGAAAAGAAACTTTAGTCCTGATATTATTTTTATAGACTATTTGAATATATGTACAAGTCTTAGATATAGGCCAGGCAGTCAGGCAAATAGTTATTCTGTAATTAAAAGTATTGCAGAAGAATTAAGAGGACTAGCAGTAGAACAAGATGTTCCTATATTTAGTGCTACACAAACAACAAGGGGCGGATATAATTCTAGTGATGTAGATCTTACAGATACTTCTGAGAGTTTTGGACTTCCGGCAACAGCAGATTTGATGTTTGCAATTATTAGTACAGAAGAATTAGAACAACAAGGACAGTTTATGATTAAACAGTTGAAAAACAGATATGCAGATCCTACAAGAAACAAAAGATTTATGATAGGTGTGGACAGAGCTAGAATGAAATTATTTGATTTAGAAGATTCCGCACAACAAGCAATAACAGATTCAAACATAGATGTTCCGGTATTTGACAGAGGAAAACAAAATGACAAGTTCTCAGACTTTAAGTTTTAACAATATAGAATGGGAAGTTTTAGATACTCCCATTGCTAGAGACTTTAGTAAATTCCTGATGGAAGAGATAGATAAATGTCAAGAATTTTATTTCATGGGAGAAACAGCAAGAGAAATAAAAGACGAAATAGATAAAATTGTTTACCTATTAGGTTTTGAACCTAGTGACTTTTACAAGGGTAAATACAATAAGAATTATGACTTTAATAAATTACACGAACATTTTGCTGATAATGAAAACGACCCAGAAATGTCTAGGTTAAATAATCTTATTCATTATCACGAATTAATAGATAGTAATTTTCCGCCTAGGTGGGGATATGAACAAGGCACTTCTATATCAGAAATGATTTTAGCACCTTGGACATACGAATATTTTACGTTAAATAGAAAAGCAGGTTATCTATATGTAAACTATGCACACGTAGGTAAACATTTTGCTGAGATAGCATTTAGTGGAGATTACGAAATAAAAGAGGGACAATATATACCTCAACAATCAGCAAGACCTAGTTTCATGTGTTGGCTAGGTGATGATATAGATCCTATGAATATACCTCAATTTGTAGGAGCTTTAGAAACAGCACATATAACTTTAAAGGAGAGATTAAATCTACCAGACCTGGATGACCCAGCGCT